AGAGAATGGGTGGGGGTATGATAAGATCATGTGGGATGAGGTTCCAGGAAGAGATGAAAAGTGGGCTTCTATTACTAGACAAGCACTAGGATCAACTGAAGCCTGGTTACAAGAGTTTTGCAGTTGTGGTGCAGAAACTCTTATAGATATTGAACATAAGGGCATGATGCAGCTTATTGATGTTTTTAATGAAATGGAATATTACAAGTATGTTTAAATTAAATACTAAAAATTACAAAGTATTAACTCCAGATGGTTATAAAGGCTTTCTCGGAGTGCAAAAATTAAATAAACCAGGTTGCGAGGTTTATTTAAAAAACGGAACAGTTTTGCGATGTTCTAATACTCACCCTCTTTGCACTGATGTACATAAATATACCTTCGAGTTAGTGTGTAACTTTAAACCTGGTGATAAAGTTTTTCATCATGAAGATGGTTGGGTAGAAATAGATCGTATTATAGATATAGGAAATATAGATGTTTATGATTTAGTAGATGTTGAAACTACAGTAGCTTATTACACCAATGGTATTTTATCGCATAATTGCATATTTGTTAATTCAGGCGAATCGTCTATTAATGAAGAATTATTTGCTGAGATGTCTCAGCAGTGTAAGGATCCTAAAATAATATTAGAAGAAGGGAATTATAAGATCTGGGAAGAGCCAGACTCAACTCGAGTTTATGTTGCAGGTGTAGATATATCTGAGGGGGTAGGCATAGATGCTTCAGTTATACAGATGCTTGATATTACTGATTTAAAGGATATAAGGCAGGTAGCTGTATATCATAATAGAAACATACCTCCACTAGAGTTTGCTAATAAAGTATATACAGTCTTAAAAAACTGGGGATCGCCACTAGCTTTAATCGAGCGCAATAACTGTGGTGCACAAGTTGTGGATAGATTAGCGTTTGATATGGGGTACGAGAAGGTAGTATCGTATGGCGCAAAGGTAGCAAATAGATCTAAGTCTCAGATGGGTATGATAGCGCACACTAATACCAAATACAAAGGTGTTATGAATATGAGGTATTTTTTAAATGAGATTCGAGCAGTTACTATTGTAGATATTGAAACTCTAAAAGAGTTGAAAGACTTTGTTAGATACCCTAATGGTTCTTGGAAGGCTAAGGGCGGTTATCATGATGACAGAGTTATGTCCTTAATGTATAGTTTGTTTATTCTTGAAAAAGAAATAACAGAAAGATACTTTGATATTTTAGAACTAGATGATCATGGAAAACCTTGCTCTATTGAACCTGTAGATTTTGGGGTTGCTATGTTTGAAGAGCCAACATCTATATATAACGATTTTGAAGTAATGGGCCTAAATAATACGTATATTACCCCTATTGTATTTGGCATGGGTAATACAGATCAAATAGCCGAAATAGATTTTCTAAAACAAGAAGGGTGGAGCATATATGAGTAATGTTAATCAGCAATCAATTCTTAATAAAGCTAGAAATGATAAATTCTTACTCGTCTTTGATGTGCCGCCAATTCTTAAGACTTTTTCAAGAGTATTTAATAGCGATAAAGATACAAAAAGAGTTGTGCCGGATTCTGTACAGTTTTCAATATTTGGGACTGTTGTTCCTGAGATTACGGTACCAGCAATCGAAAATAGATATGCAGGTAATACTCTATATGTATCATCTAACTCTAAAAACTCATATCCTCCCGTAAATGTTAAATTTGCTATTGATAGTCAATATACTAATTACTGGACCATATATCAGTGGTTGAATCTTCTTCATGATGAACGGGAAGGTAGATATAATGCTAGTAATATCGTAGTTGATAAGAATTTTGATGATTATCAAGCTAACCTAACTATTTTCGGGTTAGATGAATTTGATAACAAGGTTATTAAGTTTACATATACCAAGGCTTTTCCAACCTCAGTTGATACAATAGACTACAACTATCAAGGGGGAGAGGAAATAGTAAGTGGGTTTGTATTTGTATACTCCCAGCTTCATGTAGAGTTACTTTAATACCATTACTAAAAATTGCTCAAAAAAGCATAAATACATATATGGCAACACTAACAATTAAATCTCCTGGAGTGGAGATTAGAGAGACAGATTTATCATTAATAGCTCCACAAAATATTGGTACGAATGTATTCGTTACAGGCTTTGCAAGCCAAGGACCAACAGATGAAGTTATCCAAATCTCATCTCGGGAAGGTCTCGATCTGATATATGGTACTCCATCGACTGCTGCGGAACGTTATTTTTATTATACTGTAGGAGAATTACTTAATTCTTCAGCAAATATATATACAACAAGACTACCATATGGTCTTAGTTCAGGTGATGGATTTGGTCAGAGCTATTCAGCACTAGTCTATCCAGTTAGATTTGTAACTCCTATACAAGGATATACTTTTGACCTTACCAGTACTACTGCGCAAAACTTATCTGCAAAAGACTTTAGCTTAACACTATCTAATGGATCAACAAAATCATTTGGGTTTAGCGGTACTACATTTAATCCTCTAGTCGGATCATTTAGCGATTATGTAGACTTCACAACTGCTAGCCCATTTAGTACCTCAACTCTTATTAATGCTATATCGACTGCTATAAAAGCTCAGGATACAACTGCGGTATTCTTATCAACCGGTACATCGTTAACATATACCGCATCTGCTAATCTACCTGTAGACAGTAGCTTTTCGTTTGCAAATATACCGACAGGACACACCTATACTTTAGTACAGGGTATTTCTACTAATCTCAACCAAACAGAAGGTACTTATGTATTAGGAAGCCCGGTGCATATTGATTTAAGTCCTAATCAATATCAATCAATAGTTGATGGATCTGGATATACATGGAGCTCTGTAGCATCCGCTACATCTGCTTTTAGCTCAGTTAGCGCGTTTGGTGGTGCAGGTGTTATTGTTCTCAATAAGGCTCAAACAACCATTAACAGTCAATTTGAAGGTTATTATGTTGGTTTAACGGATAATACTAATATTAATCCAGGCACCATTTATAATGGTATAATAGGCGCGAGGACAATTAATAGTACGCTAACAGGTGCTACATCAACATATATAAATATTCCTAGTGGATCGCTTGGATTTAGCCTATGCTCTAATTTCTTAAATGGATCTTTTGGTAGTATATCTCAAGTAATGGAGAATATAGCTGACTACGATATTTCCGGCAGAGATGATGATGATTTACTCAGTGTCGGAGTATTTAAACTTAGAAAGTCAGTCTACTCTACAGAGGCCTTTAAGCTGGATTATGTTATCGAGGATGGTATTGTAGGATCGATAGATTATCACAGAAATATAAATAGTGCTCTTGGTGGTCCTGCAGTAAATTATTTCATAGAAAACACAGACTCATTTTCACGAAATGTTGAGATCTATGTCAATGATTTCTTATCTAACAGAAACGATGTTACATCCATTGTTAATGGTGTGCCTCTTAAGAAGGTCAGAGTTCTATCAAATCAACTCGTGTCCGGTACAATTCCGGTTAATATAACAGGAGTAAATAGCGCTCTAACATCGGCATTAGTAAGCACTATCGGATACGCAGATAATATCTATAGTTTAGGTACGTTTAATAGCACAAAAGCTACTACAAAGGATATGGGCAGTATCCCAACCAAACTTGATAGAGCGTTGGATGGGGTAAGAAATGAGGATATATATGATATAGATGTTGTTGTAGAGGCCGGACTAGGTACTATATACACTTCTATACTTGGTGGTGTTTCTGGGTACTATGATGAAACATCCTATGCTGGAGATTTCAAAGATCAAGTTGAAGCTCTAAGAACTTCATCAAGTATATCTAGCCTTGGAGAAACTTTACGTGGTAATTACTCAGTAATATTTGATAAATTTGAGAATTTCTGCTCACCTGCGCATATTGGTGGAGGTAGAGGAGATTGTGTATTTATCGCTGATCCTATTAGACAAATTCTTGTAACAAGTACTAATAATAAAATTCTTAATAATAAAGCTAAAAACTTTACTACAGATGTTTATTGGCCTATAAGACACCAGTTTGAGTTACAGAATACATCTTACGGTGTGGTTTATGGTAACTGGGCAAAGGTATTTGATGCTTTTACAGGTCAGCAAGTGTGGGTTCCATTCTCAGGTCATGCTGCTGCAGCAATGGCAAGAACAGATGCAGCTAGATTCCCATGGATTCCAGCTGCTGGGTTTACTAACGGGCTAGTTACTAACTCTATCGACTTAGCTGTTAATCCTAATCAGAAGCAGAGAGATGAATTTTATAGGTCGAATATTAACCCAGTATCATTCTTCCCAGCTCAAGGACAAGTTATTTACGGTCAGAAGACTCTAAGTAAAAAGCCTAGTGCGTTTGATAGAATTAATGTAAGACGTTTATTCTTAGCACTTGAAAGACCTACACGCAAAGCAGCTCAGTTCTTTGTGTTTGAGCCAAATACAACATTTACAAGAACGAGATTAATAAATACACTAACTCCAATTTTTGATAGAGCTAAAAATAACGAAGGTCTCCACGATTATTTGATCGTTTGCGATGAAAGAAATAATACTCCAGAGGTTATTGATAATAATCAACTCGTCGTTGATATATATATCAAGCCTATCAGAACAGCAGAATTTATATTAATTAATTTCTTTGCAACAAGAACAGATGCTAGCTTCCAAGAAATTGTAGGAGCATAAAGTAATTAGACCTCAGTATCCTTAAAATACTGAGGTCTTTATTATCTAAACTTTCTGATAGCTGGAAGACAAATAATATAATATGTTAAAAATAACCGGTAAAGAATAAATACTTATATGGCAACTACAATTCAAACATTCTTTGAGCAAGCAAAAACTAGACAGTTTGCACGTGACTTCTTATTTAGAGTTAAACAAATTAACTTAGCCGGAGGAAATATCTTTAACGGAGAGACTGATCTTGTATATGCTAAAACTGCAGCTTTACCTGGCAGAGCTATTGAAAATAAGATGGTAAACTATGTTGGGCAACAATTTAATGTACCTGGTAAATCTACATATACTAATTCAGAAGGTTATTCTATTGAGTTTTATCATGAAGAAAGTATAGATCTTAGGAAAAGATTTGAGACAGCTTCAAGAGCTGTTTTTGATAATGATTCATCTACTGGGGAATATGGAATGCCTGGCGTAGGTGATACAATTACTTTATCTGTTTTAGATAGACAGCTTCAAGAAACTGATACAATTGTATTAGTGGGTGCCTCCATTCGCGATATCGGTGAAGTATCCTATACTATTGCAGATGGTACTGGAGATATATTAAACTTCACCGTTACGTTTGCTTATCACTTCTATAACAGGTTTTAATTTCTTTTATAAAAAACTTAATTAGCTATAGAGATCATCTCTATAGCTTTTTTTTGATTAAATATTTATATGTCGCTTACAAATTCTTTCCTAAGTAAATTTTCTAACGATAGGAGATTTTCTATACCATATCCGTTTATATGGACAGTTACTATAGATGATAGTGGATTACCTGGTAATATTACTTCTGCTCTAGGAAAAATTAATCAGTCGTGGAAGGGGGTATCCTCTAGTAAGTCATGGACAGATGCTGGTAATGATAATATATTGGTAGCGCAAGAGGTAACTATACCTACTGAATCTATTGAAGTAACTTCGTTAGGTCAGGAAAATAGAGGAGGATTTATGCCTGGCTATGGTGTTACTCAAAGAACAGAATTTATATCACGCAATGTTGTGATTAACTTTATAGAGACAGAGAGTGATATTGAAACAGAGCTTTTCAGACCATGGATTATAGCCTTAGGTGTGGAAGGACTACGTACTAGTAGGTTGAAGTGTAATATTAATGTAAAACAATATACACGAGATGGTATTGTGCGTAAGCATTATACATTTATAGATGCATTCCCTACTAACAGTGAGGGATATGCACTAACTTACGGTGATAATGAGTTTTTAATAAAGTCTGTTACGTTTGGGTATACAAACTATAATGTAAGATAACTTAAGGTTGTTAATGTTTAAGGTAACGCTACCATATTGTAAAAAAGAATTTGTAATACCTATTATTACATTTAGAGATATTTTTAATTTATCAAGGTTATATTATGATAATAACCTTGATGGAGTTGCGGAGTATTTAGATAATACCTTTAATATTAAGGGCTTATCTATAGTAGATAAACTCTTTGTAATTATTAAAGCTAGACAACACTATATAAACGATACTATTAGTTTAAATATAGGCGATAGATCTGTAAGCGTTCAGGTTTCGCTTTTTCTGGACCCTATTAATGATATTAATTGTAAAAATACAATAATAGATCTAGGCAATAATCAACAAATAGAACTAGATATACCTTATAGATTTATAACAGATAATAGCATACTACCCATATATGATAACATTATTAAGACTATTACTATTGGTGATAATACTATAGACTTAACTAAGCAAGATCCGCAGCTAATACAACAGCTACTTGAGCTGTTACCACCTTTAGCTATTAACCATTTAACTAATTTTATTAGAGATAAGTCTCACATAGTTGAGATATTTCATAACAAACAAGACGATCCGATATCAATTAATTTTATAACATCACAGCCGTTTGGTTTTGTTAAGATAATGTTAGGTGAGTATGATTTAGGTAGCTGTAGAGATATATTATTTTTTCTCTCAAAACGTATGAATAGTGAGACAGTTTTAAATTCACCTATTAATGATATATCTTTTTATATAGCACAATATCAGGCGGAATTAAAGGAAAATCCTAGTAGCAATACAGGATTACCGATATAAATATGGTTATGTCTAAAGATAATATTACATTGTTTCTTGATTCTATAAAGAATAACAATAAAGAAACTACTTCTGTTTACTTACCCTCTAAAAGATCTAAAATAAATCTTACGGCGCTTAATCTTAAGCAACAGAAAGATATTATAGCTTGTGTAGCTGATGGTGTTGCAGGTCTAATATCATTTAGTAGAATACTTAATAGTATTCTTATTGATGCCTCAGGGTTAGATGATTTGCTTATTATAGATAGAGCTCCTGCAATTATTGGATTAAGAGCTAAGGCTCATGGGTACCAATATAAAACAGATGATAAAGTTATAGATTTAAATACTATTATAGGTAAACTTTCTGGCTATTCTCCTATTGAAAATACTGAGGAAGTAATAGAATACAGTGGTATTAAAGCAACAGTTGGTATACCTACGCTATCGCAGGAAAATAGTATTATTTTAAAGTTAGAAGATGAAGTAAATAAAAACGGTGATAGTAATACTAAGAATCTAGGAAGTATCTATATTTATGAAATTATTAAATTTGTAAGGTCTTTAGAATATGACAGTATAAATATTTCATTCGATAATCTCCCTATTAAAGAACGTATTAATATTCTAGAAGGATTACCTTTTGCTCTTAATAAACTAATAATTAAATATATTGAAGACTTAAAAGAAAAAGAACAGACGCTTCTTACAGTAGATGATACATTTATAGATATTAACCCTTCTTTCTTTGACGTTGAATAAATATATGTGTGGCTGACCCATTAAATAATTCTTTTGCTGATATTATCAGCACGTTTATAAGTAAAGTTGGTAATACGCCCGAGGAAGGGGGAGTACTAAGCGCTAGTGATAACTTAATTAGTAAGAATATAATTACTGGTGAAGGATCTACTCTTAAAAAAAGAGAGTCTAGAAGAGGGTCTGTTAACTCTATATTAACAAGCAAAGAGCGAACCCGAACTTATAATATAGGTATAGAGCTCGCAAGAGCTTTTAGTTCTAAAGATAAAAACGTAAAAATACCAGATGACCGAGATAAGTCACTGAAAAAAGATACTTTACTTAACAAGGTATTAAGATCAACTCCATTAACATCTAAGAGCTCACCTGATTCAATACCCACAAAGATTTTAAGGCTTCCTGGCAAATTATTAGGTGGTGTTAAAGATAAAATAACTAAAAACAATAAGACATTCCGTAACAAAGCGTTTGATAAGATTAGCGGTGTTAAGGAGATGCCTGGCAAATTATTAGGTGGTGTTAAGGAGATGCCTGGCAAATTATTAGGTGGTGTTAAAGATAAAGCTTCAGAATTTTTAGGTTCAAAGCTTAAAATGTCGCAAGGATATAAACCTAAATTATCACAAAAAATTGATAAGCTTACCACATACCAAACCGGCCTAATTTATGCAGAGGCTTTCTACAATTTTAATCAAAAGAAAAAAGTTGATACTAAAGCAGGAACTATACTTTCGAATAAAAATAAGAAAGGTGGTAAGTTCGGACTACCCGGCGGTGCAGCTGGTAAGGGTGGTGATGGTATTCTGGATAATTTAATTGAAGGTGGCTTAGGTCTTTTGGGAGATGC